AATTCACCACAAGTTTCTTGGAAAAGGAATTTAAAAGATTTAACAAATTATATTTCAATGGCAAATTAAAGCCAATTACATTAACTTGGTCTAGTCATTTAAAAGCATTGGGTAGATGTGTTTCTCAGTTTAACACAGTTAAACAACAAATTATTACCCTTGAAATCATTTTGAATAGAAATGAATTGACTGACTATGCTGCTTTTAGAAACACTTTCGTTCACGAAATGTGCCATTATTTTCATAATGCTTCCATTACAAAAGAACAAATAAAAGCTGCTAATAAAGTTGGTTATGCTTTGAGCCGTAAATGGTGTAATGCTCTTGGTTGGGGAACTGACGGACTCGGACATAGTGGTGTTTGGGAAGCAAAAGCAAACGAATTAAATAAGAAGTTTAAAGAACTCCACATACAAAGAATTGGTGGTAAGAATGCTGTTGCTAACAGAACTGCTACTGGTAGAATTAAGAAATCCGCTATTAAAGCAGCAGAAGGTAATCACGCAGTATTGATTACTCGTTATAAAACATATTTTTCATTCCTTACAGATGAAGAATTAAAAGCAGCTAAAAAAGATGGCTTAATAAAAGAAATCTATGAATTTGAATATGACCCAACTAAAGTAGCTGAATATGGATTGAAGGTATGTTCAGCATATACTAGAGGCTACAAACAGAAATTCTTTAACTATTTGTGTAAAGAAGGCGTAATTAAGAAATATACAAAGAAACAAATTAAGTAATCATGAAAATAGATTTATCATTATTCAATGAAGAAGTTCAAATTGGTACTGATTTGTGCCAACAGATTGAAACATTCGGTTACGAAGCATATCTAGTAGGTGGTTGTGTTCGTGATATAGTCCGCTGGTATAAAAACGGACAGAAAGGCGACCCTAAAATTCACGACGTTGACATAGCAACCAATATGCCGATTGACGAATTGTACGATAACTTCAAATGTACTTCTAATAATGGTGAAGCCCACGGGACTATTCTCGTTAAATGGCAGAATGAAGTTTTTGAAGTAACACAGTTCCGTACTGACGGAGATTACAGTGACGGCAGACATCCTGACTCGGTTCAATTTACCAAGTCATTTAAGGACGATGTAGCCCGCAGAGATTTTACAATAAATGCTATGGGTATTGACTGCCGCGGTAACTTGATTGACTATTACAATGGTGAACAAGATTTAGACGATAATATACTTAGAACAGTCGGTGATTCTAACCAGAGATTTAGTGAAGATGCTTTAAGAATTATTCGTGCTATGCGTTTCGCAGCTAGATTTGGAATGAAGATAGACCCTGAAACTATGGAAGGTATTAAGAACATTAAGGGCAATTTGGATAAAATCGCAAAAGAAAGAATTGGTGCTGAACTAATGAAAACTGCTGAATATGGTAAACAAGCTTTTGCTGATGTTATTGGATTGTTAATGAAAACTGGTGCGAATGAAGTAATTGACCCTGAAATGTTAATCAACTGGAAGTTCGCAAAACAGTTAACTAGAAAATATGCTCAGATGGATAAAACAGAAGCTGACACAAAGGTTTTGTTTGGTTTGTTATTCTACGATTGCGACAACTTACCTGAATGTATAAAGTTGTTTAGATTGGAAAATGATTTAATGAAAACTTTGAAATATGTTTATGGTGCACTTGGCTTTACAAATAATTTGTATGGAGACTTGAACAAGACATTAACTATCTTCACGAATAAAGATTTTGAAATTTTGAATGAAGTAAATTATGTAATCAACGATGAAGCAATTTCTAACAAAGAAAGAAAAATCTTAACTGATTTGGCAGAAAATGTATTGCCTGATAATAAGAAATTGAGTAATGCTATTATAGATAGTGGTGTACATGGTTCTCAATTTGGTGCGATACTAAATGAACTTAAGAATTGGTATTATGGTGCTTATTTGTATAACCATAGTAAACCAAGTCAAGAAGAAATTGAAGATAAAGTTGAAGAATTGATGAGGTGAGATTATGTTTTTTAAGAATGAAATGTTAAGGGGAGCTGGCGAATCCATTCCCATGACTGAAGAAGAAATCAAAGAATATATTAAATGTAAAAAGAGTATATTCCATTTCGCAAAATACTTTACAATTATTGGTCCTGCAGGCGAAGAAAAGATGTGTTTGCGACCATATCAGGAAAAGATTGTAAAGACCATTTGTGCGAAAATCCCAGATAAGAATAACAGAATTATTATGATGGGCCGTCAAACTGGTAAGACTACTATTGCGACCTTGTATATTCTTTGGTATGCTTTGTTCCATAAGTCAAAGACTATTGCTGTTCTAGCAAACAAGGCTTCCCAGGCAGAAGAAATTTTGCTTCGTATTAAGAACGCATACATTAAGTTGCCAATGTGGTTACAACAGGGATTGGTGAAGTGGAACAATGGTGAAATTACTATGGAAAACGAAACAAAGATTTTTACTGGTGCTAGTTCTAGTTCATCTGTTCGTGGTAAATCTATTGACCTTCTCCTTGTTGACGAATTTGCGTTCATTGATGATAATATGGCTGAAAAGTTTATGCAGTCTGTTTTCCCAACACAAGCTGCTAAAAAAGATGCTATGATGATTTTGATTTCAACTCCAAAGGGAATGAACCATTTCTACAACATTTGGACTAAAGCCGTTGCAGGTAAGAACTCATTTATCCCATGTAAAATCCAATGGTTTGAAGTTGAAGGTAGAGATGAAGCGTGGTTGCAAAAACAAATTAGAGATAATGGCGAGCAGTTCGTAAACCAAGAATATAAATGTTTAACTGGTGATGCTAGAGTGACTGTGGAATATGATAATGGTTTGGTTCAAGAAATGACTTTGGAAGAATTATACTTGTTAGAACAGGAACAATTAGCAAGTTAATAAATACAATATGGCAAATAATGAAGAAATTGAAAATAAGCCACATCCAAGACCACCTTGGGTGAATAACGGGCACCATTCACAAGCACAGGCTATGACACCTCCTCCACATCACTGGCGTCCAGGTCCACCAAATTATTGCTGTGATGGCGACCGCTTTATGGCAGACCATGAAATACAGAATGTTCCACAACTAATTGCTTATATTAAAGGTCAATTAGGTTCTCCAGTCATTTGTGTAGAAGTTAGTGATGCTCAATTATTGGATATAATTAGAGATACTGTACAATATATTTGGAGATACTATTACAAAGAAGGTAATTATCGTGATTATCTTTGTATGGAATTGCTACCTGGTAAAACCCATTATAAGATTTGCCAGGAACTTGAATCTGTTGTAGATTTCCAAACTGCTAGTTGGTTGGGAAACATTAACGAATTATTCACAGTTCCACACAATGTTTTATACGATACTGTACAGGGAATGAACTCATTTAACTATAATGGAATGTGCTATGGCGATTCTAGTTATGGTGATGTAATGGGTAACTTCAATGCTCAATTAGTTTGGTTGAAACAGGTTAAATTTGATTTGGGACAAAGTTTCCAAGTTAGTTATAATGCCAAAGAGAAAGTATTACATGTTTGGGGTTCGCCACAAAAACCTGTTCATGGTTTAATGGAAGTAGTAAAAAGACAAAGTTCATTCAAGGTCTTTAATGATTATTGGTTCAAAGAATTGGTAGTATGTAAAGCAGGTATGATTTGGACTAATGCTTTGAGAAAGTATTCATTGAGTATTGCTGGTGGTGGTCAGTTAAATGCTGACTCATTGTATAGTTCATATAAAGAAAGATACGATGCTGCTATTGAAAGAATTGATAAAGAATCCCCACACCGGATTTATTTATATTGGGTAAACATTTAAAACGAGGTGAAAATGAGATTGGAAGAAGCAGAAAGCATTTTGAATAAAAATGGCTATTTGGTTGAAAAAGAAGAAGGTAATTACTATTCTGTTACAATCTGTTATACAGATACAAATGGCGAAATGGCTACAAAAACAAAAATAGAATTTACAGATAATGATAACCTTGCAGAAACCCAAGCCTTGGCCTGGTTTAAGAAAAAATATGAATACGAAACTATCAGATGGATAGACTCTAAAAAATTGGAGTATTAATTTAATAAATGAATAACATAACATACAGACCAAATTATTTAAAAGAAGAAAATACCGAGGGATTCCAAGAGTATGACCTTGGTAGTATTGACTTCGGGAACTATGATTTTGGAACAACCAAATCATATATGGTACACTATTATGAAGTTGGTCGCCCTGACATCATTTCACAGAACATTTATGGCACATCAAACCTATGGTGGTTTGTAATGTGGTATAATGGTGTATCTGATATTTGGAATGATTTAAGAGATGGTATGATGTTGCGTTATCCACAGTATGAAATGGTTATACAAGCATTTAAATTATATGGAAAATAAGGAGTTAAAATGTTATTAGAAGAAGCTAAAAAGATTTTAAATAATCGTGGCTTTTTGCTAGAAGATGAAAAATCTAATACAAAGTCATTGGTGTTTAAATTTTGGAAAACTAGAAAAGAAGGTAAAACATTATCAAATGAAGAAGCAGAACAATTATTAAATGCTCCTGACTTTGATACCGTAGTTGACCCCAAATATCAAAATTTCATAAAGTCTAGTTTGAATAAATTATTGGGTAATGCTCCAGCATCTAAACCAAAGAAACAACCTAAAGGATTATTTGGTTCTGTTGAAATGTATGGTAAACCAAATTTCGCAGTATTGGATGTACCAGTAAATACTGAAACAAATGCTAAGGAAGAAAAACAAGAAGAATTAAAAGAAATCGTTAATAAGATTATTGACGAATATAATAACATAAAAGATAGATTTAAGACATTAAGCTCCGAAGGTTTAACTGATGATAATTTGAATGAATATAACAAATTGGTAGATGATGCTTATTCAAATTCTTTTAATGAAAACGCATTTAACGAATTAAGACCTTATTTCATACATGTTACTCCAATCTATACCGCTAGAGGTCATGAATTTTTATTCAATCATACCACAGATGTACAATATCAAAAAGTTTGTGATAAACTAAAGAAGTATAAATTGAAATATGACGATTATGTGAAAATAAAAGAATTATTGCTAACTACTCTTGCCGACATGAATTATAATGTTAAAACAGAAGGTATTACTTTTATTGTTAAAGGCGAACATTGTACAGTAAAAATCTTTACACCAGCTAGTAAAGATAGAGCAAGAACTGTAATGGAATTGAAATTAAATAGTGGTGTACAGTTTGATGTTGAAAAATATATTGTAGATACTTTTGGTGAAGATGCTTTATACAAGAAAGATTATGCTGTATTTACTTTCGCTCGTTTGAGAGCCGCTATTGACTATATGGATGAAATCTACGATGGCTTGAAAGCACAAAAAGATAAAGACGATAAAAAGAGAGCTGAAGATTTTCAGAAATGGTATGATAGTTTGAGTGATATTGCCAGAGACCAGTATAACTACTACCGTGAACACCCAAATGGAAACTGGTCAGGAGACTAATAATCACAGTTCTTAAAAATGAGAAATCGCCCACACAGGGCGATTTTTTGTTATATTTGATTTGTATAAATATATTCCAAATAAATTAAACATTATTAAAGGAAAAATATGGCAGAACATAATTATGGTGCGGATAGCATAGATTTTTTAAAAGGGCTAGAAACAGTTAGAAAAAGACCTACAATGTATATTGGTGCGGTATCAGGTGACCCATCCGATGGTTTGTATCGTTTGTTTAGAGAAGCATTAGACAACTCCATTGACGAATATCTAGCAGGATATAACAAACAAATTTATGTTTTTTATGATTCAAAAACAAAGAGAATTACAGTAGTAGATAATGGCCGTGGTATTCCAGTTGGTTGGAATGAAAAGGCTCAAATGGATTCTCTTACATTAGTATTCACCCAATTACACGCAGGTGGTAAGTTTGATAAGCAGAACTATGCCACATCATCAGGCTTGAATGGTATCGGTCAAAAGGCTATTGCGGCTTTGAGTAAGACATTACAAGTATGGTCTAACAACAGTAAAGATAATTGGTTCTACACACAAACATTTGAAAAGGGTATAGCCACAAGTGATGTTACTCGTTGTAGATTACCCGAAGAATATAAATCTTTGATTAAGAAGAAGGGTACCGTTGTTACTTGGATTCCTGACGAAACCATCTTTACAGATAGTATTGAATTGGATTTGCCACGATTGAAAAGAGAAATCAAAGACATTCAATATCTTTGCCCTGGCTTACACATTCACACAAACATTGATGGTGAAGAAACCGAATATTTTAGTGAAAAGGGTTTGGAAGAATTAGTATGCCCAGACAATAATGCAGATAATTTGTTCACATACAAGGACGATTACACAGAAGTTGCTCTCAATTTCACAAAGAAAGATGGCAACTCATTTAGAAGTTTCGTCAATGTATGTTATACAAATTTGGGTGGTACACATTTGAATGGTTTGAAGAAAGCCATTTGTAATGTAGTAAAAGAAAACTCAAAGAAGAAAATCTTGAACGATGATATTTTGGAAGGCATTGTTGGTGCTATTCATCACAAGATGGCAGAACCACAGTATCAGGGACAAACAAAGAACGAATTAACCAATACTCCAGTAGAAAAAGAAATCATTGAAAAACTCTCTGCTCCATTAGCAAAGTATTTCCGTAAGAACAAAGAACTCTTAAATCGCATAATTACCTATGCTGAAAAGATGTTGGAACAGAAAGAAAAGATGAAGGCTTCCAAAGACTTGTTGAAGGGATTGAAAACACTAAATGCAGGTAGTAGATACATTAGTGATAAATTCTTGGATGCGGATAGACGCAAACACAAGAACCCTAAAGATTTGGAAATGTTCATTGTAGAAGGTGATTCTGCTGGTGGTCACTTCAAGAACGCAAGAGAATCATTCCAGGGTGAATTGAAACTTCGTGGTAAGATTATTAACGCAGCTAAAGCAACACCAGAAGAATTGTTTGGTAAGACAACAAAGAAAGGTGAAGCCAAATGCGAAGGTAACAGAGAAATCAAAGACCTAGTAGCAGCATTGGGTTGTGGTATTCAAGACGATTACGATGAAAGTAAATTGAGATTTGGAAAAGTAATTCTATTGACTGATGCTGATACTGATGGCGGTCACATTTCCAATTTGATTACAGCTTTCTTTATTAACTATATGCCTGACTTGATTAAGAACGGACACTTGTATATCATTGATGCTCCTTTGTTCGTAGCAAATGGTTCAAAGACAAAGGTCTATGGAATGACACGAAAAGAAGTAGACCAAAAGATGAAAGCAGCCAAATGTAATGATTACACAGTAACTCGTTTAAAGGGTTGGGGTGAATGTTCATCAGACCAATTATCCGACTTGTGTTTAAATCCAAATTCTCGTAAACTAATTCAATTACAATGGAACGATTTGACTGAGAAAGCATGTGAAAATACTATGGGTGAAGATACTGCTTTCCGTAAAGAATTGTTAGGAATTTCTAAGTAATGAAATTTGATGTTGTTATAAGTAATCCACCATATACGAATACGAATAAGTTTTGTAGAGTTATCAAACAGATAGAATGTGATAACAATATAATTCTTGTTCCACTTTCGTCTATGCGTGATGTTACTTATAAATCAGCTGAATGGGTAGATTTTCCTGAAATCGGTATTGGGAACATTCACATTATAGATTTGAAAGGAAATATAAATGAATACTTTTCTTCAAATCCAGCACCGTTTTGGTCTAATGATGAAAAAGATAAGTGTTTTATAGAATACTTCCACGCAAAGAAAATTGTACCGAAATCAGATTCTCGTATGAGAATTAAAACTGAATGGAAAGACCGAGTTCAAAAATTCATAGAATGTTTTGCTAAATCCAGTTTGTACAAAATATACAATGGGAAAATTTATACAAAATGTTTTCAAAGAGATGGTATAAACAAACTGTGGGAATTATATTGTGCAGGTCAATTAAAATAAAAAATTCAAACACCGGTGAAAAATTCCGGTGTTTTTATTATATTTAAAATATGAATGATAGTGATGCAGCAAAAATAGCCATAGTAATTTGTATAATAATAATTATCCTAATGTTGAGATATTATGGATTTTAATTTTAAAGTAGACCAGTTTAAAATAGTATTAAATAGTAAAATGAGAAAAAGGGAAGATTATTTCAACCCTATCTATGAAGATTACGATAATGATTTTGATAGTTATGGCATAAAACTTTCTGTATGCCCAACATTCGGTTATGAAATTTCAACATTTGAAGTGAAATTCACAGTAATTTATGATTTAATTTATTCGCCAAATATGAGTATTCCAATTCAATTTAGTTCTATCGGTCCAATGCATAAAAGGTTTACAAAAAGTTACATTGAGAATTATACAGACACAAACGAAATTTTGAAAGATTTTATAGAAATTCACAAAGAATGGATGGATATAAAAACTGAGAAAAATAAAGAACTAAAACAGAAGAAAATTGAAAGTTTTATCAAAATCCACGAAATTGAAGAAGATTTCCAGTAATGTAAATTATTATTTACACAGTTTTTAACAGAAAACCATTGACAGTTTCAATGGTTTTTTCTATATTTAATTATGTAAAAGATAACAAAAGAGGTAACTATGAATCTTCAGCAAGTAAACCATTTCATTATGACTAACACCAACATTGAAACTCTTGACCTTATCATTCAGGAAGCCAAAGAACGAATCCATAAGCTGGCTAACAAGAAGAATAAGAAGAAGGTAGCCAAGCCGAAGAAGTGTTTGATTAAGTTTGTAGAAAAGAAAGAAGAAAATGTTTGGGATAAGATGACGGACAAGCAGAAGATTGCCCATATCAAGAATCTTATGAATAATGGTAGTGGTAAGAAGAACCCGCTCACAGGTAACAAACTTTTTAATGACGCAGAAGAAATTGGGGATATTGGCGACCGCTTTATGAAGGTTGTTAATCGTCTTGAAAACCACTGGTACAATGACGATTGTGGTCCTTCTGCCGCATTTGACGATTTCATTATTTCTTACCAGGAAGATATTATGAAGGACATTCTCAATGGTGGAAAGATTAACGAAATGGTGAAAGAATATAAGGAATGTATGTAATGATTGAATGGCCGCATTTTTTCAATAAGACAACACTATTAAATGAGTTGCCCATATATTCGGCATTCTTTACTGAAATTGATGCGACTGATAATTTCTCCACAAAGTCAAGTTATAAAACACAACAAATAACTAGCAGAACATGGTATTATAGTTGGTTTGGAAATGCTTTTTTGGGTGGTAAACCAGTATTCGTTTATTCACCAACAGAAGTAGTTCTTTATGATTATAGCAACCTTGCTAAAACAGAAATTACAAATGAGAATTTGGATAAATTTGCTGATAGTTATGGTGTTATTATCCACGATTTGACAAAAGAAAACCTGAGCATTTCTACGATTAAAGAAATACTAGCAAACAACGCAAAAGCAGCTATCCAAGCAGAAAAGATATTAAAACAAATTGAAGCACTAAAAGCAGTAAACGAGGATTTTGATGATTAGACAAAGTGATTTTCCAGGTTGGAGTAAAGAACAAATTGATAAGTTCAATTCTCACCCAATGATTAGCAAGTCTTATGATTCTTTTTTTGAAGAAGCTCGTTGGACTGCTTTAAACAATGTAATCATTGGTGAAGATGAAAATGGTGAAAAGATTTACTGGTCATTAAGATTTAATGCGTTTATGCAAACTATGATTTTGAATACAAATTCATGTAATGATGCGTTTTTTAATAAGATGATTGGTTTTCTTGACGAATACGAACTGGCTTACAAGAATTATTTGAACAACGAAGAACAGAACAAAATAAAGGAAGATTTTGTATGACATATCAAGAATTTATTAAACCCATTATTGAATTGGCTGAGAAATATGGTTGGCAAAAAGAAACCTCAACCAGTAATGGTACTGACATGTATTCTATCTATACTGGTAAGACCAGATCATTGTTCTATTTCTATCCAGGCGACCTAAGTTGTGGAAATGTTTTAGTAGGTGGCCGAGCCAGGGGTTTGCAGGAATATGTTGGTGTGAAAGGTTACCATTTAGTTTCAAAATGTGATGAAGATATAAGTTTGGTTTCTTATGACGAATTTAACATTGAACTATTTGAAAATTGGATTAAGAACCAAACAGAAGTAGTGGCTCGTCATGACAAGTATCTTAAGGACAAAGAAATTAAACGCAACGAAAAGAAGGCTAATCAAGATTTCTAATGGTAGATTACGAAAGAACATTAACAGATATAAGAAAATCCAATATAGCCATTGATGAATTATTCTTACATTTTGGTGAGAAATATGGATTAAGAACTTATGGTATTCGTGGGGATTTGTATTATCCACAGATTAGAAGTGATACTATACAAGAATACAAGCGAGACAAAGAACATAACTATTTCTCAGTTTGGTGTATTGCTACTGATTCATTTTTTTATTCATATCGTTTAGGTGAGAGCGATGCGTATAAGAATAGAATTTGGGGAAGTAATCAGGTAAAAGATTTGGATAAAATAATTGCTGGTTTTGTTCAAAGATTGAAAGAATGTAAAGAGCAAGAAAATTTGGATAAACTAGAAGAGGATTTCAAATGATAGACGAAGATTTTTGGGAAGGAAAAGAACTACCTGAAGATTGGTGGAATTGTCCTGAGATTTTAGAAAAACTTTTTAATGAGATGATGGCGAGAGATAAAATCAAAGAGGATTTTAACGATGAAGAAGCTGAGTGATTATTATGGTTCACCGGTTGAAATTGAAGATTTGTTTGAATCTATCGCAGCCAAGCATGGATTATATTTTTATAACAAGCAAGAGTTCTTGCCTACTCAAATACGAACAAATTCTATTTCCGAAATTTTAAATAATCCATTTGATACTGATGATTATTATGTAGTAATTGTGTATTCTAAAAAAATTAGGCTTTCATATAGAATTGGAAAACTTAGTGAAAATGTTGATTTAGACGAGAATTTAACCATAGGTCAGTTTGAAGAACTTATTAATGTTCTTCTTATAAAATATAAAGAAGCAAAGATTGAACATAAACTAGAACACATTAAGGAAGATTTTGAATGATTGACGGAAAAGCAATACTAAAAGATATATCACCTTCAAACGATTTAACTAGACAATTATTGCTACAGTTAAGCGACCTATTTGGATTATATCATTTTGGTATTACCGATATGTTTTTACATGATACCCAAATTAGAAGTGATGATTTGAATGAAACAAACCCTCTAAATTTTTTTAGAGTTTATGCTTCGGCTCATGTATTTTATTATGAATATAATTTTGGAGATGGTCATCATAGTAATAAGATTGAAGAAAGTTGTACAGTAGACGAATTAACTAATATGATTGGTGAATTTGTTTTAAAGTATAAAACAAACAAAATGAATTTTGAACTACACACTATTAAAGAGGATTTTTAAATGACACTTAATATAACAGATTTTATTTTGCTTTATGACCCGGAATTTATGTTATACATTAAAGAGCAGGGATTATCTAATTTGTTAGATGATATTGGTGCTAATAAATCTATATTGTTGAAGTATCGTAAAGAATACGATATGAAATTGGAAATCAATAAAGATTTTGATATACCAATAAATGAACGTCCAAAAATGACAGAGTTTAAAGTACGATATTATAAGGTCCAAAAATGATAGTACAAAATAGTCCAATATATTTTCCATACACAGAATTAAAAAAGTACCGACAGTTGTTTAAAGATTATGGGTATGATTTAGGTATAGATTATAATAAAAGTGAATACTATTACTATGACCGAAAACTGTATGCCATGATTGAGCATAGAAGTTGGGGTTTTTGTGTGAATGTAGTTCCTTTATGTTTTGACAAAAACCATCATTTACAAGTTATCACATATCCTGAAAAAACGATTATTTCTAACAAAGAATTTACTTCTTTTAAGTATTACTGCGACTATGTAGAAAATGAAAAAGATTGTATAAAGAAAATTATAAACCAAATTGGACTATTAAAGAAAGAAAAACATTACAAAGAAATAGAAAAGATAGCAAATGATTTCTAAGTTTCAAAAATAAATAAAATCCGGGTTGACCGGATTTTTTTGTTATATTTTATGTGTTATAAATAGTTGGTAAAATTTTTTACATTAGAGAGATAATATGAAAAAGAAAACCGAGATAGATAATTTTTTTGAAAATGAATCAGATGGAAAAACATTAGGAACAGATCAAATGCTCCATAAGAATATGGAGGTTTACCGGATTAGATGTTTTGGAAGACCGAGCATTAGCGGATTATCGTGATGGTTTAAAGCCAGCACAAAGACGTCTAATGTGGACTGCCAAAGAACTAAAAGCAACATGGGATAATAAGACAGTTAAATCCGCAAGAATTACTGGTGATTGTATGGGTAAATATCACCCACACGGTTCCGCTTATGGTTCTTTGGTAACAATGGCAACGAGTGAATATCCAATTATTCACGGGCAAGGTAACTGGGGTTCATTAACAGATGGTCCTGCTGCCGATAGATATACAGAAGCCAAGATTTCCCAAATTGGTATGAAGATGTTGGAATGTATGGATGTTGCAGACTACATTCCAAACTATACTGGTGAATTTAAAGAACCCATTGTATTGACTACACGATTGCCAAATTTCTTTATTAACGAATGTGCTGGTATTGCCGTTGGTTTGAATTGTAATATCCCAGCTCACAATTTGAAAGAAGTTGTTGAAGCCATGAAGGTTGTAGTCAAGAAGGGCAAACAAACTAAAA